GATTTGAAAAAATCTAAAATCTCGGTAGGCTTTTTTCCGATAGCGTACAGTCCTCCGACGATAGCCCCCGCACTCGTACCCGAAATAACGTCTATCCGTATATTCTTCTCTTCCAAAAACTGCAATACCCCTGCGTGTGCCAACCCCTTGTGTCCGCCACCCGAAAGAGCCAAACCTATTGATGCATTATTATTCATTATTGTTTCGTGTTATTGTTTTTTTTGTCATTTGGTGAGGTTTAAAAGTTTTTCTATGTTGTGATATTTTTTTTAGTTATAATACAAAGGTAGTGTAAATTTTGAGGATAAAATTGTCTGAGAGGCTCATTTTTTTTCATCTATCCCCTCCAAGACCAGAAGTGCAGAAGATTAAAACGACGAGTACAAAAAAGTTATTCTATTAGTCGTTTTTGTCGAATTAACTTTGTTATGTATTAATAATCATTGTGATGTGGGAGAAAAAAAACAGATGTCAACCCCGCCTTTGACTTGATATTTGTCTCGTCGTTGGTAGATTGACACCTAAAATCGTTTTTCGTGGGAGGCGAGGACTCCGTCGAAATGGAGGAGGCTTTTTTATTCTCCCAATCTTACGATATTATAATTTTTGTTTTTTGCAATATTTAGTTCTTCGTCTGTTATATTTTTGAGTACGACAGCCTCTAATGCTATATTTTTTACAGACTTGCCCGTATTGTCGGCAAGCTTGTTAAATAGTCCCAGCACACTGTCTTTCGATATGTTGGGGCAGCGAACGAAAGATAAGCCATTTACTTGTTTATCTAACAATATTAGTCCATCGGGAACATTGATTGTCGTCAGCGACGGGCAATTGTAGACAGCACCGTCAAGGGTAGAGTAGTCCCAAGAATTGATGACGGGAGCACCTATGGTAAGTGTCGTCAGGCTGTCCATATTGGCTAATGTCTTGCGTGCAAAGGTGTGTACTCTCGGCAGATTCAATTCCTTAATACTGTGGCAGTTGTTGAAAACATATTCCCATATTGCGACAGCATTCTTTATTGTGATGTTTTTTAAACTTGTGCAGCCGTCGAAAGCATTCCTGTTGATATACCCCGCTCCGCTTATGTCTACTGTATGTAGTTTTTTCTTACCCGAAAAGAAGTGCGAAGGTATAAACTTCATTGTGCGTATATCTACCTCTTCGAGTGCTATACAGTCAGCAAACATATTGTTAAGAAACTCGTCCATTTCGTACAGTACAGGCATAACGACCTTTTTTAGCCCTGTGCACCCAAACAGTCGCTCGTATCCCGCCTTATACATAGACCGTTGCATTGGCAATATTAGCTCTTCCAATTGTATACAGTTGGCTACTGCGCTGAATAGAAAGGTATCACACACGGGTAACTCCAATTTTTTGAGGCGGATACAGTCCGCAAATGCCCAGTTGCTAACACCTATGGCTTTTGGAAGATATACCTCAATCAGGCTGTGACAACCATAAAATGCGTAACTCTTCACTCCCTCCACGTTTGGTAAAAGTAAGTTCCATTCTTCCTTCGTATCGGGCTTGTTGATATAGTATATTCCCGTTTCGGCAAAAGCAGCCGTATCAATCATAGTAGCGGACTTAAACGAACCATACGATAAGTTAGACCTTTTGAATAGAGAGTTGGGTATTGAGGTGAGCTTATCCATCTTAGCCGAATTTATAGGAGCAAACGCAAATGCTCCTTCCTCGAATGTAGTAGTATCGCTCTCGAAATCACTTACATAATTTAGCCTTCTGAGGGAGTCTTTATTGTAGAATTTCTCGCCTGCTTCGGGCGTAATGTCTCCTATTTTTTCTTTTATAATATTCTTTATTTCCTGGAAAATAGCTTCGTGAGCTTTGCTGCTCTCTTCGTGCTGCGACAGTTTTTGTTGTAATGTATTTAACTGCCGTATTATGTCGTCGTTTGAGTTGTCTATGCCCATAGCTTTGGCATATTCCAGTATTGCCGATAGGGCATTGTATACTCTTATTCTGGTATTGCCTCCCTGGTTAGTCTCGTTTTTTATCTGCAGCAGCAGATTGTCTATTTGTTCGTATTTCATAATTATCAAATATTATATGTTATGTTGATGTGAGCTGTAACAAGTACACCTAGCTCATTTTTGCCTGTAGGTAGATGCTCTGCTTGACGGAATAAACTTAGTTCTCCCTCAGAAGATTTCTCAAGTACAGCAATCACCATTTCCTTTTTATCTTTAACAGGATTTATTGTAGTAACACAAGGGAATAACATGTTTTTACCCCCGGTTGGAATACCAGTATTTGCAATACTCCCCAAAACAACCTTTTTGTCTGTTGTCCTATGTGATATAAAAGTTGCTACTCCGCTTATGTTTACAACACCTCTCTGAATACTAGCATATAAATCTCCTGTCGCAATAGGCATATTGATTATATCTATTGATTTTGCTTGTCCAAATCTCCTGATTTTATTTAAATTTAACCAACCTGGGAAATATGGAGTGTGTTCATTTAATATTTTTAATGCAAAAACATTAGCAATGTATGTGGGATGAGATTCACCATTATGATAAATACCCTCTGTAATTCTTTGAAATGAAGATATCACAATATTGTCGACGTTAATATCTCCCAAGAATACCTTTTTTTCAGACTTCAATATGTTGTTGTTGAGCCATATCCATCCACTGCTAACGGTAGTTGTGACTTCACTGCCGGAGCCACTTTTCTCTATCTCCAAACCTGACAGTATTACTGGCTCTTCACCGAAAACACTTTTACATAACTGCGTTATCGTCTCTCTGTATCCGTCCACCAATCTCATAAAATTATCGTCTGCGGGGAATCCTGCTGCAATGTTGTCAAATATTATTCTGTCCATATCTGTTTATGCTTTTTTATTAATTATATAATATCTAATCGAAGCTAGTTTGTATCTGTTTATTAATGCTCGCATTTCGTCGGTAGCTTTCATCTGCTCGGGCAATACAACGACAAATCCTGCGTCTACGTTGCTGTATCTTGTGTCTTTTACAAAATACGCTTCACCGAAATAGAACTTCTGTTCCTTAGGGTCTGTTTGGCGGAAAAAGAAATAGCCTTTGACTGTCCCTATATCTTGTATGCGTATACGACGCTCCTTATCATCGTACTTGTCGTTGAGTATCTTTTCCAAAAAACATACCTGAGGTGTAATAGACAGGTCATAATGCATCTTGTCGAATAAAGTCGTACCCTTGCTAAAAGTATCGTTTAAGACAATGCCCATAGCGGTCAATATGGATTTTGCCACGCCCGTGTAAATTCGGGGTAAGAAGGCGAATCCGACTACTTGTTTAAAGTTTATCATATTGGTACGGTCTTAGTTCTATTATATCCTTTCCTATCGTCATATAGCCCGAGTTGGGAGAGTATGTGCTTATTATATTCTTAGAAGGGTTGCTTCCGTAGCTTGCCGACGATTCCAATACCTCGGCAACACGTACACCGTCTACTTTTTGGATAGCGTCTATTAGAGCCATATTCGAATAAATGCCGTCGAAAGGCATACTCTCCAAGTATTCGGATACCACCTTCTTAATATCTTTGGCTTCCAGTCTCTTCAGTGGGTCGTAGTGTATAAGCAAACTAACGTTGAATTTGTCTGCATCTCCGCTCGATAACAGCACCCTTACGCCTGCGTCTTTTATCTTGCTTATGTACGCCGATACTTTTTTTACGTCATCATCGGAGAGACGGGTAGGCTTGCCGTCTTTGTCTTGACCCGCTATCTTTGCAGATAAGACGCCATTTCGCTCCGTCAGAGAGCAGTATTTGACTACTTGTGCATCTTCTTTTATTTCCGGATACACATCGGTATCTGTGGGCAGCGTATCGCCCATTTGGAACGCTTTGATTTTCTCTGCATACCAGCTCAGGGTATGAGGGCGAAGGCGATTGAAATGCTCTTCGAGCTTGGCGATCCTATCGCCTACTATCTTTTCGAGTACCATCAAACCGAATGCCTGGGCATAAAACAGTAAGTTCTCTATGCTCACCGCCGAGAACTGTTCGTCGAATGTCTTATCGGTGTCAATCCTGTAAACTTCTACCCCCGGCTGTTTGAGCCACTCGTCTGTCAATTTCTTTTTCCACTCTTGTGTTGTCATCTTTTTATTCAAATGTAAAATCAAACGTACTATCAAAAATTTTTATATCTCCCGAATATAATGCGTCGATACCTGTTGCGGGTCTGATACCCTGAGCAGCGTAATATTCAAACACACGCTTGTCCGTTATTTCTCCGTTGTAATATATCTGTTCTCCGGTTTTCAACATATTCGACATATCAATCTCGTTTTCTTTGGCTATCTCGTATGCGTTGTCGGCGGAGCCTGTAAGTATGAGGGCTATGTCGAGTGGAGTCTGGTTTTTGAGAATCGTGGTGTATGTTGTCATTTTGGTCTTAATACGGTTTTAAAAAGTATTTTTATTACGATATAACACAGAGATATAATACCGATTATCATAAGTCCTTTTTGCCAAGCGGGTATGCCTTTTTTTGTCTCTATCGTACTCTTTGTGGCGATTTTGGACATAATACGCTTTTCGCTCGACAGGATAAGGCTGTCTATCTGCGACATCGTAATGCTTGCCGTAGTATTGTCTACGATATGCCGGTCGTTATGTCTGCCGCCCTGCCTGTCGGTAGTCTGTGCTGTGGAGCGAATGATTCTTCCAAGTGTATCATAATCAATCGTATTGTAGTCGATGCGTTCGGTTGTCCATTCGGAGAGTTGTTCCTTTGTTTCGGTAAGTCGACGGAGGAGCAGGTCGAGCGTTCGGGTCTGGATTGCAGATAAACTATCGTTTGTATGTATATCGGATGCAGAATAGTTTTCGGAGGTCGTTACCTGTTTTGTCGGGACACAACCCGACAATAGCATTAGTATTGACAAGACCACAGCCGATATTTGTACTATTATAGTTATTCCTCTCATATTATTATCCTTTTTTAGTAATAGTCTTTATGTTTTTAAGGCGAGAGTTGAGTCCTTCGATCTCTTTACTCATTTTAGCATTTTCTGCAGCCAATCTCTGTACGTCTAATCGGAGTCTCATGTTTTCTCCACGAAGTTCGGTAACCTCTTTTATAAGATTGCCATTTCTTGTTGCAAGCAGGTCTATACTTGCCTGCATCTCTCGTAAGAAGTCGTTACGAGATTTTTTGCGTCCTACGAACCAAGTTATTATACTCGAAACGGGAGCAATAATATATCCTAATGCTGCTATCCAATCCATTTTTATAGGTTCTTATACTCTTCTTTTGCGTCGAACGACGGACAAGCCTTGCGGGCGAAGTCTCGGTGCCCGTAAATCACGGCTGCGGGGTAACGCTGTTTTAGCTCTTTGAGTAACTTTATCAGAGCCGCCTTTTGTGCTGCCGTGCGGGTGTCTTTCGGCTTCATAGCCGCATCGCACCCACCTACGTAACACACGCCGACGGAGCAGTGATTCTGCCCCACGGTATGAGCTCCTATCCGACGTTCGTCTCTGCCCTTTTCGACCCTGCCGTCGAGGTGAACGACATAATGATAACCTATGCCGTTGTATCCTGCCTTACGATGCCAACAGTCAATCTCCCTGCCCGTTACCTCTCTGCCTTCGGGCGTAGCGGTGCAGTGTACTATTATCTTGTCGGTTGTCGTTCTGTTATCCATTGTTATCTATATTTTTTTCAAAATTACGTCGGCTCGATATTTTGTACAAATACTACTGCCATTTCGGCACAGATATGTCGAAACTCTTACCTTTTTCTACGTACTCTTCGTATGAAGTGGTGAATTGGAGTAATCTCGTTTTCTGTCCGTTATCGTTTGAGGTATAGGCTCTCGACAACATCAGGGGCTGAACGTAACCGCTATCGGGCTGCCAGCCGTGCAGAGCTTTTGCCAGTCGGTGTTCCAACTCGAAGTACCGTACGGCACGGTTTTGTATCTCCTCGTGTGTATATTCGTGGTTTGGCAAATAGATGTCGGTCATAAGACGCAACGTAAGCTCTACGTTTGCAGTCGTACCGCCGAGAACGATATTTTCGTATACCGTCTCGGAGAAGTCTATCAATACCGACGGCAAGTTGGCTGCCGACAGCCACTTGTCCTTATTAGCCTGCCCATAGTCGTGTTCGACCGTTTTTATACCAGATACCTCTGACTGTATCCTGTGTTGTAAATCGAGATAATATGTTGCAAAAAAACTATCCATAATCTATCCGTTTATTTATAATCGACATCCAATTCGATACCGTCCGCTCCGATTTTGAGCGAATTGATATGCAACCCTTCGTCGAAGAACTCACGGCGTATCTCACGTATCAGTCGGTCGGGAGTGTTGTCTTCGTCAAATCGGCTGATACCTACGCCTTTGAGGGGTTTCTCTTTGAACTCTCCTTTGTTTGCCTCTATAATCAGTTTTGCGTTCTGTAAGGCAATATCGCCTACTACCATTCGTTTGTCGTCGATTAGGATATTGCCCGCTTTGTCATTCATATCCAACAAAATTCCTTTCATATCTTTTTAAACGTTATTTAATTAATCAATGTTTAAACCGCTTGTCTTCGAAGTTCGATTTTATGGGTTTGGGGGTTTTGAAATCAAATGTCAAACCTAATGGGTTAAGAGGCTCAGGGGTAGGGGGAGGAACATTGTGTACCGCAAGTTTTATTTTTAATGTTGACAAATCTTCATACACTTTTTCCATCCACTCTATCATCTTGTCTATTTTCACCATTCCGTTGTTGTCGCCGTTGTTGGCTACGATGCCGTCTTTGTCGAGTATTAGTGTGGTGTCGGCTATCTTCGCCGACAGGCTGTCGTATTCGGACGCCGCTATAACGTATAGGTCGCCTCCCTCGATACGCGACACCAATACGAACGCCCCTGCTTTGGGGGTGAGCACGACTCCGCTCTGTCCTTCGGTAATCGGTTGTAGGCGTACGCCGTAGTACTCCGTATCGTCGTCAATAATGGTACAGGTACGCTCCTGCGAGTCTACTTCCACTACATTGGCAAGTATCAGTTCACCCGTCTTTACCACTTTGTTGCAAAACTCTGCAAACAAACTCCTTACTTCACTTTCTGTCTTTGCCATAATATATCAAATTTAGTTTCTGCCTGCCTCCTCTGTCGTCGAAAGAGCCTTCGATGCTCTCCACAAAATACTTTCCCTCTCTGTCGGGGAATCGTTTGTCTATGATTTGGCATACATCGCCTTTGCCGAAAAAAGGCATTAGAAAAGCGGTGATAGTGCCTTTGTATCCCGTGTAATCTTCTTGTTTTTGCAGTTCACCTCTTACCTCTTTCAGAAATGTGTCGGGTAATCCTGTCCGTACTTTTATCTCTTTTATGCCGCCTTGTCCGCTTTTGTCGGCTTGGGTACGTTTCGCCTCGCCCGTGGGTAATTTGTGCATCAGGTTGACGGAGACATTTGTCGCTGCACTCTCTTTTTTCAGCTCCTTGTCTTCGACAGTATTCCAGCCCACACGCAACTTATGTGTAGGGTGCGGTATGGCGTACCTCGAGGCTCCGACAAACAGGGTATCTTCCTCGAAATATACGACACACAGACACTCTTTCTGAAACCACTCCAATACGTTGAGCCCCGGCATATTTTTGAAAGTCAGGTTTTTGAGCGTTATTTCCGGTATATACGGCGATAACTTTATGTCGGTGCCGTGCGTCAGGTCGTCCAACACCTGACGTATTGTAGCCGATTTATACGACTTCGTAAACGACACATTGCGAAGCAGATAAGAGTAACCCTCACACTCCAACACGAGAGGTTGTGCGTAGTTGATTTGTTTTATGAATCCTTTGAAAAAACGGTGTTTTTCGTAGTTATATCCAAGATGTACCTCTACGGCGTCGCCTTCGTGAAAAATTGTTTCTCCCCGAGAAGCCGTTGCAGAGAAAACGGTATTGTTTTTCACCGTATTGGAGAGATACGGGTTCTTCGGTAGGCTTATGGAACAGGTGTCGGCAAAGTTTTTGACACTCTGCGACCACTTGACGGCAGTAGGCTTTATTCCGCGAAATCGTGTAACGACTCCTTTGTTGTTATTGACTACCTCTATATCCGATACCATTCTAAACATATCCGCTCAAACTCTTTCTATTATAAGACTATCGACATAATCGCTTTCGAGTGTCATCGAAAAAGGGCGGTGGCGTATGCTGCCCCCTTTTATCTCGGGCAGTTCGAGGCTTTCGACAACGACTTTGTTGTTACCCGGCATGAACATATCGGTCAGACCGCACCACAGCTCGAGAGACTCGGTGTTTTTCGACATCTCTATGAGGCACTCTGTCTCCTCTTTGGGGAATTGTCCCTTGTCGCCGGTCAAGATACCTTTTAGCGTTATTACCCAATCTCCTGCCGAGAACAGCTCTTTGACCGTGCCTTCACGTTCGGCTACGGCAGTTCTTATTATCGTATTGTGTCTGCTGCAACCGATTGTAACACAAGGTATGTACAATTCTTTGCCGGCAGTACAGAGGGTTACGGGTGTCATCACGTCGATGCCTCTGTATTTTTCGATAAAGCCTATATTGTCTGCCGAGCCGCTTTTAGAGGTTTTGTTGCCGCCGGTCGAAGAGTCGGCTATGATATACGGTGCGTTGAAATAGGACTTGTATATCTTGCTATGTTCTACTATAATATTGCTCATTGTGCGTATCCTCCCTGAACTACAACCCTACCGAACATTTCGAGTATAAGAGCTTCTATGTTGTTTATACCTTCTTGTAATGTCTGAGGGGAAATATTGATATTATCCAAAAACTTACCGATTGTAATATTGACCACTTTGGGACCGCCCGCCGCTGCGGTACTCGTATTTGCTTGCGACAGACCGTTGTTTTGTGATATGTTGTTTTTTATGCCTTCGAGCAACTTTGTATTGGTTGCTTCTTCAAGCATTTTTTCCTCTTCCGAGGCTTTTTTCTGGTTTTCTTTTTGTTGTTTTTCTGCCCTGGATGCAGCTATGCCTTTTTTTCTGCCTTCTGCGTAGGCTTCGCCGAGATTTTTTGTCGAAGCAACAGCATTTTGTACCGCCTCCACGCCGGATATGTTTTTAGCGGCGAGCTTAGCCATCTCCCACGCCTGCCCGAATTTGCCCGAGAAGAGCAGAGAGATGGCTTTACCCATTCCTCCTATACCTTCGAGTAATCCTTTTATGCGGTCTATGACAAAGTCTTTCAGGATTTTACCGAATCCCTTGATTACCTCCCATACTCCGTAGATAGCACCCCGAAACCCTTCGAACTTTTTCCAAGCCAATATTATGCCCGCTACGAGCCCTACCACCAACGCCGAGACCCAAACTATCGGATTTGCCAATATTGCCATGTTAGAGAGCATAACGGCAAGAGTAAACCCGTTCTGAACGAGAGTTATAATGCCTACAACAGTCTTATATGCCAACACGGCAGCCGAAAGAGTGCCGATAGTGGCAGCAAGTCCTATTACTATCGGGTTGCCCTCTTTGAACTTATCTATCAGCCACACTATGCCCGAGCCGACAGTATCTATTACTTGTGTAGCAAAACTTACAAGCGGATTCAGTATCGGCGATATTGCCGAGAAGATATTGACGGCCATCTCCGACAGAGAGTTATACATTTTATTCACTCTTCCTTCGAGCGTATTAGATGCTATTTCGGCTCCTTTGTAAAACTGTCCTCCCTCTTGGGTAGCCCACTGTAACGCCTGTGAAAGCATCTCGGACGATATTTTTCCTTGCGACATTTTCTCTGTTAGACTGTCCATGCTTTCGCCCGTTTTGTCGCTTATGACCTGCAATGGATTGAAGCCGGCTTCCTTCATATTCGCCAGGTCGTCTCCCATCAGCTTGCCTGTGGCGGTTGCATTCGAGAACGCTTGTGCCAGACTACTCATACGGTTGGAGTCGCCCATAGCTATATCGCCTATCTGTTTCAGTTTGTCGAAAGCAAAACCGCTCGACATACCGAAAGACATCATAAGCTTCTGCGACTCTATCAGCTCGGCTTTGTCGTAACCCGTTTTTGCCGCATATTGCGACATATTGCCGAAGAGTTTGTCGGTACCGCTGCGGTCTCCGTGCATAAGAGCCAAGACTTCACGTCGCTGACGTTGGTCGTTCATACCTTTTGTGATAGACGCACCCAATCCGTCTTTGAGCATCATCAGCGGGTTTTTTATATAAGCTGCTCCCGGTATTGAGTTTAAGACCTCTTTTGTCTTTGTTTTAAACAACGAGTCCCTGCCTAACTTTTTTGTATTGCCTATTCTTTGTTCGAGTTGTTTTATTTCGGTATTTATGGCGCGTATTTTATTTATTTCGCCCGAAGGAATCAGGTCTCTTTTTTTCTGCAGCTCGTCCATTCTGCCAAGCAATTGTTTGATACTCGACGTCGTTCGGTCGAAGTCTGAAGATATGCCTACATCTATGAGTACGTTGCGCTTTAAAGAATGAATATAATCTAATATATTTGCCATTTTTGTGATGAAATAAATTTTTGTGTAAAACACCTCTGCCGATTAAAGCATAGATGGTTGTTTTTTTTCTCTGTTTTCGATAAATATAGACAGATAATTGTGTGTGATTTAATGTTTTATCGGTAAGGATGTTGTTTGTCAATGAGCCAGTGTGACGGTATTGTCTTTGGTTAAATAATACTTCGTCCTACGCCTTTCTCCCAAAGTTTAAGGGCAATGCCCGTGCGGTAATAAAATAGTTCGGGATTTTCCCTCAACATTTCACTGCCCAGAAACATTACCCCAAAAACAGTGTTTGTCTCGAAGTTCGTCTCAAACTCTTCTTTTCCTTTGTCTAAACAGCGTAAAAAGAGCTTTTTTTTAGCTCCAACGAGTTTTGTACCTGTAGCAATGCCGCTATCAGATACTCTTCGTTGTCTCTTATCTCACTGTCTCCGTCGAGCCACAATTCGCTGAGCAGAAATTCGTTTGCTTTGACGAATCCGAGTTCCGAATTTACGGTCATCATCGTATAAGTGCCTATCTCAGCGACTCCTATCGGTCTGAGTACAGCCAACTTACCTTCTACCTCTATCACATTCAGTTTGCGGGGGGCATATTCCTGCTGCCAGCCCTCTATGCGTTGACGCCCGAAACGTTCGTACAGACGTGCCAACACATCGTTTTTCGGTTTATTGACAGCAGGTATACCTGCGGTTTGTTCCTTCTTTGCCATAGCCGTTTTATTCTTTTACTTGAATAATATCCATAGCAATGAACGGTAGAGTTACCTCCCGCATTTTTGCATTCTGTTCCATAGCATTGGCAACCTCCGTAAAGGCTATCCCGCGTACATTGAAGATTGTTTTGGGAGACATAGCCGATTTTTGCAGTTTTATCGTCATAGATATTGCCTCGTGCGGCACTTCGGTGATGTCGTTGTAGCCTGCTATGATTGCTGCTTGATTTAAAGCATCCAACTCAAATCCGAGAATCTTTACGTTTCCCTCACATTTAATGTTACCCTCCTGTATGTCGATAGGATTTTGTCCTGCTCCATACAGATGTTCTTTTTCTACACTTTTTTTCAGTTCAAATCCACGCAGACCGTTTATTCGTCTGCCCAACAAGATTAGTTCGCCGTGTTTCCACGCACACTCGTTGCTCGAAATATTTACATTTGCCATATTCGTAGTTATTATTTATTTATTGTTGCCGTCAGACCGAGTCTGATTTTGATCCAAGTAAGGTATCCCAGAGGCAGTACCTTAATATCCACAGGCAGATTCGATGTGTTTGCCAGATTGACCGAGCGGTCTACCTCTACGGCTATGTCGGATACCTGTCCTCTTAGCCCTGCCCACAAAGAAGATTCTATAACGTTCTCGATATAAGAAGCCTCCGAGTCGTTGATAGAGCCATTGCTTTTGAGCGTTACGAAGTTTTCGACAAAGGGCTGAAAAGCAATCGATGCTATACGTTGTGCCTTGTCGATGACTCTTCCGTGAACAAGTATTCTGAAGTCGTCGTCAGAGCACATATTGTCTACTCCGAAGAAGTATCCTGCTACACCGGTGCGGTGGTGAAAAGTCAAGAAGCCAGCATCGTGTAGTGTCTCCATTTCGTTTATCTCTTCGATAGGCTTGGAACCGATGTAGATGCTTTCTGCTGTCAGAGCACCGTTCTGTCCGCTGCCGAGTTTTACGTGTGCAGGATATTTGACAGCACGAGCCAATGCAAGGCTAACCGCAGCCGAACCATTGCCTTTTGTTGTGCCACCGAGCACCACTGCTGCATATCCGTTAGCCTGTTCTTTTGGCTTGTAGTTGTTCGTTGCCGCTTCGTTAGCTACTCTGCCTTCGATGAAAATTCGTAAAGGCATATTTTTCGATTGCTGTGTCTCTGCCAATATTTTTGCCTTGGCAACGGCTTTTGCCACGTCTGTGTCGAGAAAATCCGTTCCTGCATTGTATGCAGCTTCGGGACTGCGTGCCACGGCAACCATATTGATGGCTCCATTGCTCTGTCGCAAAGCATTTTGCAGTCCATCTGCCGAAGTAACGTCCAGCACGGACTCCATAGTCTTATCGGCTTTTGTGCCGTAGATATAAAGTAGCTGTTTGCCTCCGAGCTCTTGATAATACTCTTTTATCAAACCCCACATAAAAGGCTCTTTGTCCTTTCCGTACCCTTTCTGTTCCGCATCTTGCAGATTGTAAATCGGTCGTAAAGCATTGATGTTACCCACTTCTTTAACTGTTGCTACAAGGCAGGGAACTGCATCCAAAGCAGTAATCTCACGTAGCAGATTACCGTTAGAAACTGTTATTTTTGCTCCTGGAAATCCCATAATTAAATTTTTTTTATTGTTATTATATTTGTTAATTGACTTTGAATTTCGAGGCAAAAGTACAAGCTCCCGATAACCCCACCAAAAAGCTGTGTCAGAATGGCATAAAAAAAATAAAACGGTCTTGTATCCAAACAAAACCGTCTCTCTGCCAATATGCCGCATAATGCCTCACTCATCGTCTTTGTCGAGCGAAAGATAACGCCAGAACGTTCGTTCGCTCATCGGGTAGCTCTTACGTACGATATGTCGGTAGACCCAGCGTTTGCATCTGTCCTGTCTGCCCTCTTCGTAGTTGTCGGCTACAAGTTGTTTGACGATTTCGGATCTTTTTTTGATATTCTCATTCATTTTCTCCCTTTCTCCCACAATTTTTAGTTGAACCCTATTCTTTTTATCTCTACATTATTAAAACTTTTTACATTCCTACATTGTCTTATGCTTCGGTCATACCCAACGGTACGCTGACCCATTTGCCGTATTCGTCTTTGTACTCGGCACGAACAAACGTTTTGCTCACTTGCGGGCGATACGCTTTTTCGATTATTTCGACACCGTCAATCAGCTCGGCGTTGCCGCTTTCGGCAGCGAGCTTTCGGAGTTGCATCACACGGCTTGCTTTGAGGTTGCCCTTTGTGTCTCGGCTCAGGAGCTTCATTATGGCATCTACAAGCAGACGGCTTCGGTCATCTTGGGCGAACGAATTTATCACCTCTTTTACCTTTGCTATGCCTTCGTTTACTGTGTCGTCGTAGTCGTCGGTCTGATGGTTGCCCAGAGTGATTCTGTACATACCGTCGGAAGTACTGAAAGTATTGCTTCGCTGGTCGGGCTTAGTGTTGAATATATCCTCTTTCAGTTTCAATGCATCGGCAAACCGCTCATAGACTGCCTGCTTGCATTTTGCCAGCCCGTTGCTGACCACTTGCAGCGTAGGGAATACCTCTCTGATAGTCTCATCAACCAATTGCTTGTAAGCGTCGCGGTTCTGTTCCCGCATAGCTTTACGCTCTTTTTCCTCTCTGTAACGGCGAAACTCCTCGGCTTCCTTCCCTGTCAATCTTATTTCTTCCATATTGCATTAATTTTTTATTTGTGTTAGTAAATAATATTTTGTTTTTGTATAATTGTTATTATCAATGATTTGTGATTTCGAACATAGCAGCCTTCTCTTCGCTCACCGTTATTGTCTTGCCTCCGCCGTATCTGCTTGTAGGGTAGGCACGGAAGCCTTCCACTTTGATTACCACATCGCTGTCACGCCATATTTTGAGGGCTGTTCTGCCTTCGGGGTAGTTGCCTGCGAGGTGCGTAACGTAGATAAACAGCTTCTCGGAGAAACGCTTTTTCCACCGCAGGTATGTCTCGGTATTCAACCCCAAAAACTGTATCGAGTCTATTATCACTATCTTAGGGCTTTTCCTCTTCGAGAGGCGACGTTCTATATCTTTTATATCCTCGTTGTTGAGTACTATGAAGCGACTCGCCTTCACCTCGTCCATTCGGCAACGCCTCAGCGCTTCGGCAAACGAGGCACTTACGCCCTCTTCGATGGAGTCGTATGCCACCAAATGCCATTTGGTGAGATATTTTGCCAGCTGCATCGTAAAGCTTGTTTTGCCGTTCTTGGGCAGTCCTCCTATGCACCACGTCCCTTTTAGCTCGGGTTTGCCCACAGCCTCGAGCCATTGTCCGTCGAATTCGCATATATCTCTCTTCAACGACAGCACATCGCCTGCCGAATACGCCCGTCGTAACCCCTCTGCCGCAACATCTCGTTTTGCCTCAGCCATATCTATTCGCCTATTTTTGTCAGTTCTTTGTATATTCTTCTTAGCGAAGGTATTCGGTCGTCGCCCATCGTCTTGCGGAGTACCTTGTTCACATCGACGCTTACGCCGCGAGCTTCGGCGTTTACTTTTATTATCATAGCTGCACTTGCCTGCAACATCTTCTCTTTCTCTTCTTTACCCAAAGGCACAGCCTTGCCATAGCGTCGCCCGAAACGGCTGAACATCTCGGTGTAACCTACTTTTTTTACCGATATTGAGCGATTTATCTTTGCCTCCAACCCGTCGGCACCCATCATATAGAACCCACAGGCGTTCTCCACAGCGTTCCACAGAGCTTTGAGCTCGAGGAAAGCCTTATAGTCGAGGTCGCCCGCCTCGTCGAGGATAATCAAAGGGGTCGGCAGCGTTTTAAGATAAAACACCAAATCTTCGTAGACGTCCGCATAACGTCCCGTGCTGCCAACCCCGAACGATTTGGCTATGTGTCTTATTAATCTCTGTTTCGACTTCGCCTGCGAGCAATCGACGTATACCACGCCTTTGTGTGTAGCGGTATAGTGTTTTGCCGAATAACTTTTGCCGATGTCCGACATATCGCACAGCATAGCAGACAGGCTGCCTGCCTGACACGCTTCGAGCTGTGTGGTGATGAACTGAAAAACGGGAGTATTCGCTGTCTTCCACTCCGTAGTGTCGTTGAGATTTACCCCTATTTTTCGGGCAATACTCATCCATTGTGCATCGCTGATGACACGGTCGAGTTCACCGTTTTTTGTACGGCTGTACTGGCTCGCACTGATACCCAAACTAACGGCAAACTTGCTGTCTGAGCCTGAAAAATTGCTCCTGCTTACCTCTAATGCCTTTAAAATCTTTTGTTTAATTTCCTTTGTAATCATATTATTTGGTGTTTTATTGTTTGATAATCAAATATTTAATTCGTATTTTATAATTGTTCGATTGCTATACTGCCATAATTAATATCCTCCGTCCACTCTTCGGTTACCTCGTAACCTTTTGGTTGTTCGCTCTCTACTATATCCGCCTCTATATTATAAATGTATGTGTTTGTCTCGGATTTTATTTTTCCGACCTTGCCTATCTCTGCCCGACGGTCTCGTATCATTTTATCAAACCTTGCCGCTCTTTTTTGCTGATGCAGCATATTTGCCCTGTCTTCGTCGGTCTGCTCTATGGTGTTTTCGTTGTAGCGGTATTGTCGGCGGTTCACAGCCTCGCCTATGTATGTATCTCCCTGATACAGATATACCTGTTCCACGCTGCCGTCCTCCTCGGGCAACCAATAGGCTTCTACCTTATAGTTGTTTGGTTTTAGCTGTTTCAGGCTTTCGAAGTCAATGAGTTCGAATTCGCCGTTGGCAGCCTTGACGTAGTCGTTGTTGTAGATGGTACAGTAGTCCATATTGCCTACGTATCGGTACAGCCTCCAGCGCGGTGCACTTATTATATTCGGATTTGCAAACCTCAGCAGTACGTCTCTGCGGGTCATACCGGGGTAGATTTTTTGCTGCGGGTGAAGTTGATTGTTGTACTCGTCAATATCGCTAAGGTCGTCTGCCACTATTGTTTGCGGTTGGTATTGCGGTTCGAGGTAGTCGCCTTTTACCTTGTTTCTGATGCTCTTATATGCTTCGTGCCTCGAATACCATCGTCCGCGTGTGTGTCCGTTCTTTTTCGATACGCCATACTTCAATTGCTTGTTGGTGTGTTCGGCACGTTTACTCCAAGCCGACGGGTTGAAGTACACGAACGGGAACACATCTCCCAACCACTCCATATCCGCTATCAGGTGGTGCTCGGCATCGAGCTGCCCTCCTATGGGTAGCCCCAGTTCAAGACACTGGCAGAACATATTGCGGAGAGCTTCTTTCACCGTCTCTGTCGTGGGTTTGCCTATTATGTATGCCGGGCGGAAGATGTAGCCACTTACAACATCCGTTGCCTGATACTTATACACCCACCCCTTGACGCTTCGGCGGCTTAGAGCGACGTCGTCTATCGTTATCTTAGACATAGTCCATTGTCCTCGTTTGCGATAGTTTTTGGGTCGCATTTTGTCGGTGTAGTCGAAGTTGCCGTTGCGGTCTTCGTATATTGCCGTCAGATTAATTGCCTTTTTAAGATAGTTCCATACGGTAGTCTTCGATACCTCTATCGGACGACCGTTTTTGTCCCGAAACTCTTTCGGGTCGAAGACCTCGCCTGTCTCTTTGTCGTATATCTCTACGTTACCGCGTACAAAGGCTATATAATCCTCATATACCTGCTCGGCAAAAGGTTTGTCCGTCGTACGATACAGTGCCAAGAACAGATTTTCCATTCTACGGCTTACCACACGTGTGCTGTCGTTGCCTATTTTACCACTTAGCAATGACTTTGCTCCGTCTTTGCAATACTTTTTAAATACCCTTTCGAAATACCGAACATTGCCAAACTGTCGGCAGTTGTACTCCAATGCACTTTTTGTGTAGAGTTCGAACATCTGTCGCCACATCTCGCCTTTCGGCATCTTGCGTACCCCGAAACCTTTGCGGGCATTTTCGACGCTATCTTTTTGTTCTTTAATGTTTTTGAGTATTGAGGCACAGTTGGTATGCTCCAGCACCTCTTCCAGGCTTAAAGGTTGCCCGTTGGGTTTGCGGTAATTATCGAAGAAAGCCCGTATGTCAGGGTCTATGTCGACAAATATTCTCTCCTGCGATACTTTTGAGTCGTCACTTATTTTTAGTCCGAGTTTTTTAAGGCGGTCGTATTTTATCTTGTCCGTATCAAACTCTATGCACGAGTCTTCGCCTCTGCCGCATATACGAAGCTTCCCGTTGCGACTGTCGTTCCACAGTTGCGTATCGCTCAGCCCCGCCTCGTGCCACTGGCGGCGGTTGATTCTTACGGTATTGCCTTCTATTTGATACATAATTTAAGGTGTTTTTTGTAGCTGCGTACTATTTTTTTTCGTCCGATAAGCTAAATTGCTATAAATCACAGATTTATTCACAATCTAACTCGAAAAAAGAAACGTCAATTACTTAACAGTTAGGTCTTTATACGTTGCTTTGTAATATTTACGTACCTTCTCTGCTTTTTTGCCTGTTGCATTATCGTATATAGCTGCTCTCACAGTGTGCCTGCTACACCCACATGCCCGTGCTATATCGTTTATAAAGCCATATCTGGGCGTTAATTTTTCTGTTTGTTGCTTTGTCATTTTTTTTCTAATTTTGTCCGTTTTTATACAATTGTATATTGAATACAAAAAATTATACATTCGTTTATTCGAATGCAAAATTACACAATATTGTGTATGTGGCAAAATATTTCATACAATATTTCGCGTATGGATAAAAATTATTTTATAAAAAGCTGATTATGGACAATATAGTGATTAAAGATTTACGGAAGAAAAAAGGGCTTTCGCAAGAAAAATTGGCAGAGATGCTCGGAGTCCACCATCGGACAGTTCAAAATTGGGAACACGGTGGAGTAGTACCGACTTCTAAACACGCATTATTGCGTAAAATATTGGAAGAGGCAATGTCTGAGAGTAAAACTCCCGTTTCGAGTGCAGGTCGCAAAAAGATACCTCTGTACGATACATACAGCGTAGGCGGCACCAATGGATTGGTCGCCACAAACGAACCGATAAGTGCACCTTTGGAATGGATAGATGCGGGCGATTGGTTCGTAGACGCAACAGCCGCTATGCATCATTACGGTGATTCTATGGCGGAGTACCCCTCGGGTTGTATATTGGCTCTGAGAGAAGTCCACGACAAACGTCTTATTATATGGGGAAAAAACTATGTCATCGAGACCGACGAATATCGCATTACCAAACGTCTGCAGCGTTCGAAAGACCCCAAATGTATAACAGCTTACAGCACCAACGAAGAGACCTACCAAGACGGGACACTCATACATCAACCGATAGATATACCTAAATCGGCAATCAGACGCTTAGCTCTCGTACTCGGATATGTCGTGAAAGAGCACAGTTCTGCCCAACTTTACCCTGTCAATCGGGTTTAGAGCAGCCTGTTTCGCTAACTCCGAAAAAGAACGCCAAAAACAGCCGTTCTTATTATTTTCGGGGTCGCTAAGGCTGCCGAAACAACAGTCTCGAATGCAAAAAAACGCAAAATTTTGCAGTATCAATACAGTAAATGTACAGCGAAGAGATGATTTTTGGTCGTTTGCCCTCTCCCAAATACACGCACAAAAAAGCCTCCTAAAAAGGGGCTTTTTGTCGTATATAGGCATAAGCTCATATATGGCTACTTCATTATATTATAGGGAGTTTCAAGGTTGCTTTATGGCTGTTTCGGGGCATTGCGTCGACTGTTGAACCATACCTCCCATTCCGCTCTAAAGATCCAACCGAAATTCAAATTATTGTACTTTTCGTTTTTTTACACTCTTGGGTAAGAGGTTATTTTTTAGATATTTATTTTGTGTTTTTTGTACATTTCGTTTTGGAGGGAGTACAATAAAAGTATACGTATTTGAACATCATAAAAAACAGGAGAGATACTTGTCGTATCCCTCCTGTTTTTTGATAAGAAAAACGCAGATGTTTAATCTTCATGGTCGTGTTCCTTTGCCGAGTACGATATTTTTACGTTATGAACAACGAATTTTTCGTTACCGGCTTTGTCCGAACAAGTTACCATAAAGTGATAGTTGCCCTCTTTGAGCGGTTTACCGTTTACTGTGGGGGGTATCACAATCTTGTGGTGATGGATTGTAGTATTACGTTTTCCCGAAATGCTTTGCTCGCCGGCAGCGATAAATTCGCTTTCGAACCACGTCTTTTCGAATGCAATCGAATCCCCATTAGCAAATTGAGGAGCAGCTTGTTCGTGTGTGTGTCCTCCAGCGGGGTGGATATTTACCTTGTAAGAGCCCAAAGCCTCGTTGTCGGCAAATTCTACCTCGAAGTGTATGCCCTTGTCGCTTGGCTTCAGAGCATCACCGTTCTCGGGTTCGATGAGTTTGATAGTTGGTTTTTCGGTGTCTTTCTTGTTTTTTTCGCAAGAAATCATCACAAATGTGCTCAGTAGCACGATACTTACTAAAAATAATTTTTTCATTTTTACAGAATGTTTTTTATTGATATTTTATTGAATTATTTATTTGCTGTTGAATGGTATTCTGACGATTAACTGAATGTTGCGTCCCGGTTC